GATGCAAATGTATTGAATCAAGGCGCAATACTGGGGACTGACTACAACTTTGACGCTCCTGCGGGTGACAAGGTTAGGATTACAGCGGTGGTCGCGGGTAACTACAAGGTGAGGGTGGTTTAACCAAACCTTATGTCGATAAAACGCAGAAAAGTGTACACCTTGATTTAATATGCCGCAGGTGTAGCAATTGGCAAAGCCCTATCAACAACATCAATTCTATTAGAAGGATAGACCAATGAAGACGATTATCTGCGCAATGAACTGCTCTAAGTACCTGTTTGCTGACGACAAGCCGGTCAACATGAAGGCTGACTGCATCGAAGTAGGCGACCCTGCTAACTTGGACTTTATCATTGGCGACATGAACTCTAGCAATGCTACTCTTATTGAGGACGTTACTGAGCCAGACGATTGGTACGGCTGCAAGTACAACTACATTGACGATGCTTGGGAACTCTGCCCTGATTGGGTTGACCCACGTTTGGAAGAAGATCAGGTATAATGTAGGCAGGTACCAAAAGCAGTAGGAGGACCCATGAGATGAACGACCTAGAGCTAGAAGCGATGATACAGCGTGCTGCGGAGGCGGGGGCTATTAAGGCTCTGCACGATATTGGCCTGTCAGATGTTGATGCTAACAAGGACTTGCAGGAGCTTCGGTCGGTCCTTGACGCATGGCGCATGGCTAAACGTACAGCAGGGAAGGCGATTGTGCAGACACTGACATATCTGTTCCTTGGCGCTTTGATAGCGGGTGCTTACTTGAAAATAACAGGTAAAGTATAGGGGGTATATGAGTCATTTCTCATCCAGTTTTATAGCTGAGGCCGTTGATGGCGGGTGGCGCTTGCGTCAAGGGCTCGTATACCATAGTGATCTACTAGGCCAAATTATTGAGGTACCAGAGGGGTATATTACCGATCTGGCCTCAGTGCCTAGACTATTCCGTTTTATAGTGCCCGTAGCAAATGCACGTAACCGGAGAGCAGCGGTGGTCCATGACTACTTATGCACCCACGGCAAGGGCATTGTTAAGCACCAAAAGCAAGCAGATCAAGTGTTTAGGGAAGCATTAGGTGTTGTTGGGGTAGGTAGGATGCGCTCCGCTGCGCTATACTACCCAGTACGTACATTCCAATGGTTTAAGGGGTTGTTCACATGAGAGCATTAATTTTACTAGCATTGCTAGTACCAGCGTGTAGTCAGCTTAATAGTCTGCAAATTGAAGCGGGCGAGAACGCAATGGCCTGCGTTAAAGGTAGCACATCTGCTACCAGCGGCCTATTTGGGGGTAACATAGCGGGCATCACTGTGGAGGTTCCCTCTACTGTAGACACTTCAAGCTGGACTGCGGAAGACTGGAAGACCCTTGCTGAGTTGTGTGACTGATGCTCACCCTAACGTACTTTAAGCGGTCTGAGTTTGACTGTAAGCATACGGGGCTTAACGGCATGGCCCCTGAGTTCTTGGAGCGGCTTGACAGACTTCGGGCCGCTTGCGGTTTTGCCTTTAGTATTACTAGTGGGTACCGAGATACAAGCCACCCTAATGAATGCCGCAAAGCCAAAGGCGGTACACACACTCAAGGCATCGCAGCCGACATACGTATTACTAACGGCGCAGACAGATATATGATTGTCCAAAATGCACTCCTGCTGGGTTTTACAGGCATAGGAGTAGCTAAGACTTTTGTTCACGTAGACATTCGGGAAACCACCCCCGTACTATGGACCTATTAAGTTATGCCACTACAAAAACTACAGATAAAACCCGGTGTAGACCGGGAAAGCACCCGCTATGCTGCTGAAGGTAGTTGGTATGAGACTGATAAGGTGCGTTTTAGACGGGGGTTTCCCCAAAAGATAGGGGGGTGGGTAAGGCTTTCTAGCTCTACCTTTCTTGGCGTATGCCGCTCTATGCACAACTGGGTTACCCTTGGCAGCCAGAACCTTGTCAGCGTGGGCACCAACTTAAAGTACTACATAGAACGCGGCGGAGCCTATTATGATATTACGCCTATCCGCTCGACTGCTACCCTAACTAACCCCTTTACTACTACGTTGGGCTCCGCGGTTGTGGGGGTTACAGATACATCTCACGGGGCAATTGAAGGTGATTACGTTACTTTTAGTGGGGCTTCTGCGGTTGGTGGGCTTACTCTAAACAATGAGTACGCAATTTCTTTTATAACCGAAGACGCATATAGCATAACAGCCGAGACCACAGCTTCCTCGGGAGCAACGGGCGGAGACACCGTTACTGCGGCATACCAAATAAACACAGGCTCCGAAATAGCAGTACCCTATACAGGCTTTAGTGCAAGTACTTGGGGCGCTGGAGGTTGGGGCGTTGGAGGCACTACGTTCTCACCCATACGTTTATGGAGTCAGGCTAACTTTGGTGAAGATTTATTATTTGCCCATCGTGGGGGGCAGCTAATGTACTGGGATGCAACTAACTCGGTATCTACACGGGGGGTGTACGTGTCGTCTTTAGCAGGGGCCTCTGATGTGCCCACTATCGTCAATTCTGTGTTGGTGTCCGACATTTTTCGCTTCGCACTATGCTTTGGTACTACCCCCCTAGGTTCCACAGTTTTAGACCCCATGCTAATCCGTTGGTCTGCTCAAGAAGATGTGGCTAATTGGACTCCCGAAGCTACTAACCAAGCAGGTAGCTTGCGATTCTCTAGTGGTACCGAGATTATTAAGGCCTTGCAAGCGCGTCAGGAGATTTTGATCTGGACTGATACTGCACTTTACGGCCTACAGTACCTAGGAGCCCCCGAAGTGTTTGGTGCCCAATTGTTGGGAGATAACATAACCATAGCCAGCCCCAACGCGGCAGTTTATTCGGGTAACGTAGCCTACTGGATGGGTTCTGACAAGTTCTACTACTACGATGGTACGGTTAAGACCCTCCCTTGTAGCCTACGCGGGTACATATTTAATGACTTTAACAAAGCGCAGTACTCACAAGTGGTAGCGGGTACTAACGAGCGGTTCGACGAGGTTTGGTGGTTCTATTGCTCTGCGGGGTCAACTACGATAGACCGGTATGTGATATACAATTACGTGCAAGAAATATGGTACTACGGCACGATGGCACGCACAGCTTGGATGGATGCAGATTTAAGAGAGGAGCCTACCGCCGCTACGTACTACAACAACTTAGTGCAGCATGAAGTAGGGTATGATTCTCAAGAAACTGCCACTACAGAACCCATTACAGCCACCATACTTTCCTCTGAGTTTGACTTAGATGACGGGGATAAGTTTATGTTTGTTAGGCGCGTACTGCCCGATGTGACGTTCATAGACTCAACTGCGGAAAACCCTGCGTGTGTAATGACGCTACTGCCTATGGAGAACTCAGGCTCGGGCTACAATACTCCTACGTCTCAAGGTGGGGTAGACAACGTAACCGTGACGCGCACTGCAACCGCGCCTATAGAAGAATTTACGGGGCAGGTTTTTATCCGAGTACGGGGTAGGCAGATGGCCTTTAAGCTAGAGTCTACTGAACTGGGTGTGGCTTGGCGGCTTGGCCTACCACGTTTAGACATGCGGCCTGACGGCCGGAGGGGGTAAGTATGTCTATTACAAACAAGAAAGTTGTTGCACCCGCACTGCCAACACCTCCACAAGAGTATGAACCCGGTAAATTTGCGGCCTTAACTAACATACTGCGGTTGTATTTTATCCGCGTTGATGCTGCGGTAGCTGCTTTGCTAGGCCAATCAACTGTTTCAGTCAAAGCCTATACCTTGGCAACTACAGCGTACACAATATTAATAACCAACTACTTAGTTGAGTATCGCACCGGTAGCTTTACAGTTACACTGCCTAGTGCAGTAGGCATACCGGGGCAAGAATTTCAAGTTAAAAACAGCGGCGCAGGCTCTATAACCCTAGATGGCGCTGGTTCTGAAACTATTGATGGTGCAACAACCAAAGCCCTTTCGCAGTATGTGAGCATAAAAGTTATGAGCAACGGAACTAACTGGATGATTGTGTAATGGGTACTATAACAAATAGAATGCCCACATCAATAACCGTTACGGGCCAAAGTGGTGGTCTTGGCTCATCAGGCTTGGGTGCATTTAACACTTCTTTTGACCCCTCATTAGGCTTGGGTGCATTTAACACTTCTTTTGACCCCTCACTAGGGGGTGGCAGTGGGTTAAGCCCGGGCACAATGGTTCGACAGCCTGATGGGTCATACAAAACCCAAGCACAGGTAGACCAAGATGCTTTTTTGGCAGCCCTGCAAGCTACCTCGGATTTAGCTAACCAAGAAGGCGACTCAGACTTTCTCCCACCCGACCGACTTCCCGGAGGACCAAGCTCAAATACGGGGGTATACAGTGATTCTATTGGGGGCACCGAAGTTGACCTTGGTAGTGCGCTATCTTTATTTCCAGACCCCGTGGTAGGCGCGGTTAGTGCAGCCCAACAAAACGACTACCTTAATTCTATTTTGGAACAGGGCGCGGATATTCGCCCAACCTCGGAACAGATAGCATCCCGGACAGCTATTAACAATGCAGCAGACACCCGCACGCTAGAAGAAACGCTGGCAGATATACAGAACAACTATAACAACAGTAACTTCCAAGACTCGTTTGACCTAGCGGGTGCAATCCAGCAAACCCAAAACAGGTTTGCTGCTGAAGCAAACCAAGCTGCCAACACCCCCATGACCCCCGAGGAAACTGAGGAGTACTACAACAATTTATTTGATACCTTAGGTTTTGCTCCCGGCACTCTTGGCTCTACCAGTGTAGCAACCCCCGGCACAGTGCCCACAACCAACATACTTAACTCTGTGCAAAACACTGTATCCAGTGGGGTTAACGCGGTAGCAAGCAAAGTAGGGGACGCAATAGATGAGGTATTTAGGATTTTACGCCTCCCTAACCCCACAAAAATTATTGGTGGGATTCAATCGGGTACTGTAGTTTGGGGCCAGACTGGGGGAAGTCGAGTAATAAATACGGGTACCACCGGCGCTGGAACACAGACTGGTGTGACAACGGGAAACGCGGCGCTGGATGCCATACTCAATAAAGTAACAGGTGTACTTTCAGGGCGCATTGCTGCGGAAGAGGTGATTGATGCCTCAACAGTACGAGAAATACTTACCGGAGCTGCTGCCGAAGAGCTGGGGGTTAGCACTGAAAACATTGAAAAAACTATAGAAGGGCTGCAAGAGGTAGGGAGCTCGGTAGTATCCGCTACAACCCTGAATGATGCTGATACTGTATTCGGGGTAGACATTACTGGTACTGAAACAGATAGCGCCGAGGATATAATTAGTGGGAATGTGGCCCCCGGTGTTGTTGGACCAAACTTAACCCCAGACCCAATAGATCAGTTGTTAAACGCCACTGCAAGTACCAGTGATGGGGATGTGGCCCCCGGTGTTGTTGGGCCAAACCAAACCCCAGACCCAATAGATCAGTTGTTAAACGCCACTGCAAGTACCAGTGATGGGAATGTGGCCCCCGGTGTTGTTGGACCAAACTTAACCCCAGACTCAATAGATGACACAGTTGTTGGTGACACAGTTGTTGGCGACACAGTTGTTGGTGACACAGTTGTTGGTGACACAGTTGTTGATGACACAGTTGTTGGTGACACAGTTGTTGGTGACACAGTTGTTGGTGACACAGTTGTTGATGACACAGTTGTTGGTGACACAGTTGTTGGTGACACAGTTGTTGGTGACACAGTTGTTGATGACACAGTTGTTGGTGACACAGTTGTTGATGACACAGTTGTTGATGACACAGTTGTTGATGACACAGTTGTTGATGACATAGTTGTTGATGACACAGTTGTTGATGACACAGTTGTTGATGACACAGTTGTTGATGACACAGTTGTTGCAGATGGCCCTTCTGCCCCTAAATCAACGGGTTATGATTTTGATATACCCACCGACATACGCGCTCAAACTTATTCTGTAGAAGACTTTATGTCGCCTCCCCCTCGGGGAGAAGCCCCGCCTCGTGGCGAAGTTGGCGGTGGTGGCGGAGGCGGCGGTTTTGGGTATCCCCAAAGTTCACCGGGCAAGGTTAGGGTAACTCCCGGGGACTTAGTAGATATAGATTACTTATTTGACGTGGGTGGGGACTCTATATTTGCGCCAGAGCTTACAGAGGATGAAAAAGATGAATTATTACGCACTTACAATAGAGGTGGCGAAGTGAACAACAACAGTCGCAATAACAGACACAGCAGAGGCTTAGCCTCCCTACCCATGCAAACTTTTGCTCCCGGTGGTAGCGTAGGGTTAACCGGTGGACAACAAATAGGGTCTATTATAGGGGCCCTAGCGGGAGGTATTGCGGGACTCAGCGGCGGAGGCGGGGGTAATAGCGGAGGTAATCAAGGCTATCAAGGGGGTGTACCTTCCTACAATCTAGACCGATCCCTTAAAGCAGATGCCTTCGTAGGGGAGCGCCCTGCTGGAAGCGCGGGAAGGAACTACTTTAACACACCGGCTACTGGGCTATACAACCCGCAGATGGAGACGGTAACCAACGACGAGGGGGTAGCCTCCCAGCAACAGTACTTCCTAGGAGCAGAAGACAACCGAGCGCGTAGGGCTGCTACTCAAGGCCGTATAGATGCCTACGATGCTGAAGTAGCGGATATAACAACTGGGCTAACTAACCAGTACAACACTAACCAAGCTGCAATAGCAGCGCAAGCAACAGCAGATGCACAGGCCAAGGCAACAGCGCAAGCTCAACTACAAGCAGCACAGGCAGCAGAAAATACTAGGGTGACAAACGCACGGGCAGCAGAGGCAGCTAGGGTGACAAACGCACGGGCAGCAGAGGCAGCTAGGGTAGCGACCCAAAACCAAACAGCCTCCGACGCTATGACAAGCCAAGCCAATGCTTATAATGTTTCGCAGGCCCTATACCAGCAATACCTACGGGGCTTAATATCCGCTGGAGAAGCGGCAGACCTAATAGAGGGTAGCGCCTTTTCAGGTATAGAAGCAGATGGGGATTATACCAACGCAGAAGTTGCAAGTGCCTCTAGGCTAATAAATGCAAACCCAAATCTAGCAGGGGAAGCCGCAAGGTACTTTGGCATATCCGAGAACGAGGTTAACGAGTTAGTAGGATATTTTAATAATAACCCAAATGAGTTCGCTGAAGGCGGGGCTGTTGGGGGGCAGGGCTATTACTTAGGAGGCCCTACAGATGGCATGGCGGATGATGTTCCTGCTACAATAGACAACAAAGAGCCAGCTCGACTCAGTGACGGCGAGTTTGTAATACCCGCGGATGTGGTCAGTCACCTAGGCAACGGTAACTCTGATGCCGGTGCGGAGAATTTATACAGTATGATGGACCGGTTACGTAAAGACCGTACTGGCAATCCGAATCAGGGGCGTGAAATTGACCCCCGCAAATACTTAGGGTAGGAGAAATACAATGGTTACACAAGTAGGCGACCCATTAGCACAAGAATCCACCCTAAGTAACTGGGCTGGGCCATACGTAACTGATATGCTGGGGCGTGGACGCGCTCTTGCCTCTGAGCCCTACCAAGGATATGGCGGCGCTTTAACCGCGGGGCCGTCTACTTTACAAACCAATGCCTTCCAAGGACTAGGGGCATTAAGTACTCCTACTGGGATGGGGACCGCAGTCACTGGCGGCACGTATACTGGGGACGTTTATACCCCTGCATCTTACGCTTCGTCTTTGTCCCCTACTCAAACGGCAAATGCTTACACCCCTACATCTTACGCTTCGTCTTTGTCCCCTACTCAAACGGCAAATGCTTACACCCCTACATCCTTTACAGGCCCGGGGTACGATGCCCCTACAGCTCAACAAGCGGTAGACGGCCAAAGCAACATACCCATGTCTAGCAGTGTGCTTCAACAATACATGAATCCTTACCTACAAGGAGCTTTGCAGCCGCAGTATGACGCGGCAAACCGGCAGAACGAGATAGCCCAACAGGCTATGCGGAGTCAATATGGTAAAGCCGGTGCTTTTGGTGGGGGTCGGCAAGCTGTTGCTTCTGCGGAGTTAGACAGGGGTATGCTAGATAGGATGGCGGGTATTACGGGTAGTGGGTATCGAGATGCCTTTACCCAAGCACAACAACAGTTTAACACTGAACAAGAGCGTCAGCGAGCGGATAGAGCTTTTGGGGCGGGTCAGTTTAACACCGAGCAATCTCGTCTGATGGCGGATAGAGCTTTTGGGGCAGGTCAGTTTAACACCGAGCAATCTCGTCTGATGGCGGATAGAGACTTTGAAGCAGGTCAGTTTAACACCCAAGCGGTACGTGATATGGCCGCGCAGAAGCAGAACAACGACTATGGCTTCAGTCTGCTAAACGCTCAGCAAGGCGCAGGCGCTGTACAAAGAGGTATGCAAGGGGAGCAAGTAGCCGCGGATATGGCTCAGTTCGAATTAGAGCGGGACGACCCTTACAAGAAAGTACAGTACATGCAGTCTTTATTGCAGGGCTTGCCTATTGAAACGCAGTCTTATGAGTACGCTGAGCCTAGTGGCTTATCCCAGTTTACTAGTGGGGCAGGTGGTATTTTGGGACTCATGCAGAGCGTCGGCATCCTCCCTAAAACTTAAGGACAACTAATATGCAAATGCCTCAGTCAGGTATACTAAATTCTATCCCCCCTCCGCAATCCGTTGGCGGGGGTTTTCCCATGCCTACACCACAACAAAACAAATCCCCACAGCAAGCAATGGCGGAAGAAGTTGTGGGGGGTGGCATACCCCCAGCACTAAGTGCCCTTATGAAAGAGCAGCAGGCATTGCAGCTCCTACAAGCCGCGGCTTCTGAAAAGCAAATGCAGTACCAGCCACCTACACCCCCTACTGTTAAAGGGCAGGTCGAGAGCGGTATTGCATCCACCCTATCGGCGCTACAGCCGGGTATGAATATTAAAGGGCAACGTATGGCTGAAGAAGCTGCGCTTCGCCCTGCTGCTGGTATGCCCGGTATGCCTGCACCCAACATGAACCAGATGGCTAGTGGCGGTATCGTTGGGTATGCTCAAGGCGGTAATGTGAGTGCATCCCCTATACCTACTATGGGAGCAGTACCTAAGTCTCCTGTGGGGGATGCCCAAATAAAACAGTTTGCCAACCAGTACATGGCTATAACAGATAGCATTAACAAAGCGCAGACTCCCGAGAGTAAGATGCAAGCCCAGCAGCACCTACAGGAATTAAAAGGGCAAATGGGCAACGAGCAAGCGGCTGTTATGCAGTACATCGACAGCACTAAAGGTATCCTCGCGGGTCCGGGTATGGCTATTGGTGGGTCGGTTGGGGGCGACTCCAATCTAGACATAGAGGCTTTACTAGACTCTCTTATGATGGCGGAAAGCGGCGGTGACCCAAACGCCGTGGGAGCTGCGGGTGAAGAAGGTGCTTTTCAAATACTGCCCTCTACTGCTAGGCAGCCGGGATTCCGGGTTAAGCCTATAGAAAATTCTTTTGACCCAGTGGAAAGCCGTAGATTCGCACGAGACTATTTGCAGGCTATGCTTGACAGATACGACGGAGACGTAGAGGCAGCTCTTATTGCCTATAACGCTGGGTTTGGTAATGCTGATAAGTTTATGGCCTCAGGCCGGGACATGAGTGTACTACCGCAGCGTAGGCAAACTGAACCTTACGTCCGTAAGATAATGGACGATATGCGCCCTGAACGCACACTGGATTTTGCGGGGGGTAGACAAATTACTACTCAAGAACCAGAAGGCTATTCTGAGCGTATGCGCCGAGAAAAGTTAGAGCGGAACGAAGCGGGTATAGCTGCCCTTATGCCCACGGCTCCTGTTGCAGAGGAAGAGGTTGTAGAACCTACAGGGGGTATAGCTGCCCTTCAGAATATGGGTAGGAAACAGCAAGCTAGGCGCGATGCCTTTAGCCAAGCTGCGCCCGAAGCTCAAGGTGCAGTCAACCAGTATGCGGATGATAAAGAGCAAGGAGGCATTGCAAGTTTGCGGCGCGTAGGAGAGAAACAGGATAACCAGCGGGCTAAGGTAGACTCTGCTGTGGATTACTTGCGTATGCAGCAAGAGTCTCAGAATATGGTTAACCAAGCAGACCCAGCGGCTAGAGGAGCACAGCCCGCCGGTAAGCCAAGCGTAGCGGAAATAGTTAAGTTTCTGCGTATGCAGCAAGAGTCTCAGGATATGGTTAACCAAGCAGACCCAGCGGCTAACATCAAAGGTTACAATGGGGAAGACGGCTCCTTGGTTGAAGCAGATACGGACGAAGCGATTGCACGGCGAAATAACTTAATGGCTATGTTATCAGCAGCAGTTTCTTCACAAAGCCAAGGCAACAAAGAAGAAGCCCGGGCCAACGCCCCAACTATACCTGATGCTTTGGCTCTTGCTATGGAAGAGGCCGCTAGGGGTGAGGAGCCCCAAACCCCTGAAGATGCGGAGCTTGGTTTCTTTGCAAGGATGAGGGCAGACGTAGCAAAGAAAAACGCAGAAGGTTTTGCCAAGCAAGGGAACCCTAGGGCGCTTCCTAACAGTGCTGTTGGGGAACTTGCTGGTGAATCCTTTACAAGAGGGGATACTGACCCAGAAGTAAAGCAGGCTCTCGTTACCGCCGCCGCGGCTGAAAGGGCCCGGAACAATGGGATTATTTCCCAAGCCGAATATTTAGAGGTAGCAGATAGGGTAGGAAGTGCAAGAGCCAGTGAGGCGGATAGAATACAAGCCCAGACAGATGCGGAAGCTCAAAAGTTCCTAGAAAGTTTAGGAGTGAATAGGGGAGTGGATAGGGAAGTGAAAAAGTTTGATGCTGAAACCTTCCCTGATGCCCAAGCCGCGGCTGGTAGGTATGCTGCACAGGGCGGAGCACCGGGTCGTCAACAGGCGCAAGAAATAAGTGGTATACAAGCGGAAATAGCTGCCTTAGAGAATAAAGAAGGGTTAGACTTAAACCGCCTTATAGCGATGCTTTCTAACTCTGAGTCTGTAACAACTGCTGGAGCACTTGGATCAATGGGCCGTGCTGGTGCTGAGTATGGGCAAGCACAAGATAACCGTCGCCAAGAACTAAAGCTCGGGCTTAACGAGCAAAAACTAAAGCGGGATGCAGCAATGGCAGCCCAAGAACAACGACAGGCAACAGCAAGGGCTAGGTTGGATGCAGAACGCCGGGATATTGTCATAGAGTTTACAACGGAGCCCGCTATTGCGTACAAGACAAGAGTAGCTCAGGCCGCCGGGATAGAGCTCAACAAAGTAACTCAGGCAGATATAGATGAGCACGGCCCAGCCGTACAAGAAGCGTACCTAAATAGTATTGGTTTCGGTATGGGAGCAAGTAGCCCGGGCTCGCAAGGTAATCCAATGTTCGATACAACGGGATACTCCGCTAAACTAATAGAATAGGACTAGCCGCATATGCCCCAGTACAAGATTACGGCCCCAGATGGCACTACGCACGAAGTAACTGCCCCCGAGGGGGCTACTGAGCAAGACGCTATCTCGTACTTGATTAGCACCTTAGCCCCTAAACCTGCGAAGCGCGAAGTAGGCGTGGGTGAGGCTTTTGGGCAGGGCTTTGAGCGGGGCAAGTCTAGGTTTGGTTCTACCATCACGGACACTATACCTGCTCTGGTAGGTAGTGCTCTTGGGTTTGATGAGTACGCTGAAGCCCAGTTGGCCGAGGCTAACCAGAAAGCAGAAGCCTTATCTAGGTCAGCTCCCGCGGTCTTTGACAGCTATAAAGACGTTGAGGGTATAGGGGATGCTATTAAGTTTGTCGCAGAATCCGCAGGTGAACAACTGCCTAATATGGGTTTGGCCCTTGCAACTGCTCTAACCGGTGGAGCGGCAGCACCTGCTTTGCTAGGGGGCAGGGCTATTGCATCTAAGGCTGTTACAGAAGCAGCTAAAATCGCGGCAGCAAAGACAGTGGCATCTCAAGCCGCTGTAGGCACGGGGGCGGGTGCGTTCCTTGGGTCGTATGCTTTAAATGCTCCAGAAGTATTCCAGAACATATATGAAGAAACAGGCGAGCTCGCCGCGGGTACCTCTCTTTTGTTTGGCTCCGCTGCCGCAGCCCTAGACTCTGTTCTCCCAAATACCTTAGCCAAGAACTTAACTGGTCCTCTTAAAAAAGGAATAGTAGAGGCAATCTTAAAACGATCTGGTATGTCTACTGGCGCATTGCGCGGGGCTACTGCTGGGTTAGCTAAGGGGGTTGCAGGCGAGTTTGTTACTGAGGGTGCCCAAGAAGGTATAAGTATAGCCGCGGAAAGATTCATTGACGAAAACCCAGAAATATTTGGTAGTCGAGAATGGAACCGCATTATGGAGGCCAGTGTTCGTGGTGCTGCTGCGGGTGGTGCGTATGGTACCGCTGGTGGGGCTGCCTCTGGTGCTCGTGAGAAAAGTGCGCTTACTGGCCGTTTAGCAAGCATGAATGAGGCCAAGATTCTACGCGAAGCTACGGAGGCTAAACAGAATATTAACTCTGCGGAAACGGGTATAACCGACCAGCTTGAGTTAACGGGCACAACTTCCGGGCTAGATGCCAACCAGCAGAATTTAACTATAGCCGAGTTTGCCCAAGCCGAGGGTCGAGCTGCGCGGGAAGAAGCCAATAAGAATGCCCCCTTTAACCTAACTAAGAACGGCAAGTTTACTTCTAAGCCCGCGGTTGGTTTGGATGCTGCCTTAGCAGAAGCCAGAAGACTTAAAGCCCGAGGCAACACCTTTTACGAAAGCATACCCAGTGAGGGCACAGTTGAGTCCTTGACCGCCGAACAGAAGCAGCTAGTAGAGACAGTGCAGCAAGACCTCAGCGAGCGGGTTTTACTGTCCGACGCTGCTGAGTACGCTAGGCTTAGAGATATCCCCTTTGATGCTAACAAGCGGCGTGCAGACCTTAACCCAGAGGAACGGGAAGTTTTTGAAATAGTTAGCCGCACCAGATACCAGAAACTCGGCGGTAGTCAGTCAAACCTGCCGGGAGTAAAGGCTACAGTGGCCGCACAGGGAAAGGCGGATATAAAACAAGCAGAAACTGAGGCAAAAGCAGCCACTGTTGCCGTAAATAAAGCAGAACGAGGGGCCTACGCCGAAGATAAGAGCCGGGTATCCGCAGCCAAAAAAGCTGTGGCCGAAGCTAAACGAGAGGCAGTTGCAGCTAGAAAAACAGCGGACGCTGCGCTAAAAGCTAGATCAACCGGGAGAGACACCCAAGAAGGGTTAGACTTTGCCCCTGTTGTGGAGAACCCAGAAGTTACCGCGGCTAATGCTAGGGAACGAGATGCCCTTATGCGCCTGCAAGCGGTTGAGACTGTGAGTGCTCGATATGAAGACTTTGAGTCTAGCCCACCGTCCAACGCCGACACTGAAATAGAAGCGGAGTACCAGACACTAGTAGACCAAGCCCCAGATACACGGCAGGGTGATATTTTTGATGGTGTGCCCGGGGAGCAAACTAGAGGCCCCCTAGTAGGCCGAGCTCTTAACAAATTTATAAACGACCAAGGGCTAAACGCTAATGCCCCTACGAAGGCTATCTTCGCAGGGAAAGACTTAGCTGTACCTGAACAACGGCAGGGAATAGTTGCTGGGTTGTACGCAGCCGCAGAAAAATCTAACAGCAAAGACTTATCCACTAAGTACGATACCCTTGCACGTAAGTTAGAGGGGAAGGAATCAGCTCCGGCTGGGGAAGTAGTAGTCGATCCAACCGTTTCACAGGAGCCCAATGCGCGGACCACATCGCAACCCAATAATGAAACCGAAAACGGAACACAGGAAAGAAATGCTACACAAGAGCCAGTCGCAGATGAACAATCTAAGACTAAGAAGGCTGCTGAAGATGCCGACTCCAATGTTGACCCAAGATATATTTCGGAAGCCCTCTTACCTAACAAGGCCCCCGCGTTTAAGGGCAACCCGCTTAGTGCCAAGATAACGGAACTAATGTTACAGGGCGCTAGTTTTAACGCTGTTTTAGATGCTCTAATTCCTACTTTGAAAGGCCCTGCTCAACGGCTGATGCGTAAGATACGTAGCCAGAACTTAACCCCTACGATAGAGGTTGCTCCTACTGAAACAGGAACTAGCGGGTACTACAACCCAAGCACAAACACTATAGGACTTAACCCCGAGAACGGGTTAACCGAAGGCACGTTCATGCACGAGGCAATGCACGCTTCGTTAGCACAGGCTTTGAACAACCCAAACTTAGCGGTTACTAAAGAACTCTTTGCCTTTTTCTCAGACATACAGGGTTCTCTATCTGGACTCTATGCTGGGGAAAGTATGCAAGAGTTTGCGGCAGAGCTGGCGGCTAACCAGCAGCTAGTTGCTTTGCTTAAAGGGATGAAACCCCCTAAGGGGAATCAGAGTTACTTTGCCTACATAGCGGATATTATTGCTAGGTTCTTTGGGTTTCGTAAGGATCAAACTGCATACACTGAGGCCGTTCGGCTAGTAGAGAACGTGCTAGATATATCCCAAGACGTAGAACCCTCCTTGGAAACTAAGTTGTTTAGCGGCACTCCCGCTATGGGTAACTCCGCTATGGGCGAGTTACTGACTATGGGCTCTACGTTAGTTGGCAAAAAGAAGGAAGACCTACGCAACACTATCTCTAACCTTACTAATGATGCGGGAGCTAAGTCTCTACTCAGTAAGGTGTTTGCTGGGCTTCGCCTTAACGATCTTATCCGGTTGTATAGTAAGAAAGTTCCCCAGCTTGTAGCCCTACGAGATGCCATACTTCTCAGGCAGGGGCAAACACAGATTGGGCTTCAGCGCATTCAAAAAAACTACCGTAGGTTTAAAAAGATAGCTAAGGCTCACCCTAATAAGTTATTAGAGCTGGGGAAAATTGCCTCGGAAGCCCGTAGACTACGGTTTGACCTAGTAGGCATACACAAAGAGTTTGACCCTAGCACGTTATCCCCTGCGAAGCAGGCTCAGTTTACCGCACTTTCTAACCGGTTAAGGAACCTAGATAAGAACGGCGACTTGCAGGGTATGTATAAAGAAATAGTTATGGAGTACAAAGACTCCTACAACAAGCTACTTAAGTTTACCTTTGAGGGAGTAAAAGCGGGCACACAAAAAGATATATTGATGGCCCAGTTTACTAGGGACAATCCCATTATTGGGTATGTGCCTTTCCGCCATCCCGGGGAATACTTCATAAGGTACGAAGACATTAATACCAACCAAATAATGCAAGTTGGGTTTGTTTCCAACGCGAAGAGAAAGGATTTTATAAGGGATAACCAAGCCGTTATAAAAAAGGATTCCGAGACTTTTACAGACAGGATGGAGGAAGTTACTTTTGACCCTAAGGGAATGCCCTCTGGAAGTTTCATAGCTAAGTTAATGAATCAAGTGGAAACCCAAAATCAAAGGGATCAAATTTACCAAGTCATGCTGTCTATGTACCCTGATTCTTCTTTCATGCAACGTACACGCAAAGCGGATGAACTTGGTGGAGAGAGCTACGACCTACTGCAAGGCTACTCGGAAACTGCACTCCGGTTTAACAGCAAACTAGCTAACCTAGCACATGCTCCAGCGGTTGAAGAGGCACTTGCGGGCATTGCCGAGTTGGGTGCCAAAAGAACAAACTTAGATAATGGGGATATCCAAGCCGTTGCTAACGAGATAGGGAAACGTAGTGGGTTTATACGAAGCCCTAGCTATCCAGCTATGACTGGGTTCTTAACAACTGCGGCGTATAACTTGTACTTACTGGGTAGTGTGTCTGCGGCGGTGGTTAACCTAAGCGCCATAATAATGCTGGGCTTACCAAAACTTGCGGCAGATTTTACCTTTGGAAGTGCTAATACCCAAATGCTAAAGGCCATGAAAGTAGCAAGTAGGCGTGGGGATAAAGGTTGGCAGTTTGATGAGAGATACAAAACCCTAGTAGAGACTCTAGATGAGTTTGGGCAAAGGGAGCATACGCTACAGAAGGAACTACAAGACGGTGCTAACGCTTCAGTTGACGAGTTTGATTCTGTGGGGTCCAAGTTTTTGGACATACTGTCTTACCCGTTTACCGCAGCAGAAAAATACAGCAGGGCTACTGTTGCTATAACAGCCTATGAACTAGCACTAGCTTCGGGCAAGACAAAAAAAGAAGCCTCGGTTTACGCTAGACAAGTTGTTATGGATGTTCATACCACGGGTATGGCTGCTGAGGGACCACGGCTGGCACAGGGCTCTATTGGTCGAGTTATGTTTACCTTTAAATCTTGGATATGGAACAGCGCCGTCCAAACTGCTTTTGCGGCTAACGGTGCGGTCAAAGGTGCAGACCCTGAAACTAAACGTAAGGCAAGGTCTGAGATAATAGGCATCTACGCTATGAGTGCTACAGTAGCAGGAGTTAACGGCTTACCTTTCTTTGGTGCTGCGGCTACCTTCGCTAACATAATTGCAGCTCTTATACCGGACGATGAAGAGGAGCCTTTTAACGCTAGGACATGGACTCGTGAGTTTGTGGGGGACTTCGCCTTTAAGGGTCCAGTCAACGCAGCTACCAACTTAGAAATTTCTAACCGTACTGGTATCGCAAACGGATTATTATTTAGAGAAGACCCGTACAGTATTGAGCAAAACGGCTATGTGCTGACCGCTATTATGCAGGCTATGGGCCCAGTAGGCAGTTATGCCCTTGGGGTTGAACGGGGGGCGGGTAAGCTGTTAGAAGCCGGGGAGTACTCCCGCTTTATGGAAACTATACTACCCAGTGCAGCGCGTAATGTACTTAAGGCAGGGAGGTACTACTTCGAGGGGGCCCGTACTATGGACGGCGCACCAATAGATACAGACATAAACGGCTACAACCTATTCATGCAAGCCTTTGGTTTTTCACCGGCTGATTTGTCTAATACCTACGAGAAGAGAGGTGACGCGGCTAACTATGAATCTAAAGTGTTAGCTCGCAAGCAAAAAATATTAAAGAGGTACTACATAGGGGCAACTACTGGGGACTTAGAACTGGCCAATGAAGCGGCTATGGAGTTGATGAAGTTTGCCCAAAGATATCCGGCGCTGGTTAAGTCAAACACTTTGTCGAGCTCGTTTAAATCTAGGCAGTCTTACGAACAGAAATTAATTAAGGGGCTTAAGTTTAACGATGCTCTTACCCCTGAATTAAACGAGAGATTCTTTGATGGCGACTAGACTCTCCATACACGGATGCCCCGCACCCCATCTTCTATAACTATTTTAGTAACCACTTTATATTTGTGTCTACTAGTTTCAGTTAGGATAATTGCTCGGGCTTGCGGGGGCTTAAGGCAAGGGATAAAGAAAGAGGCCCCTGCCTTAAACGCTTTCCAGTTAATCTGGTAGGTCAGATTCTCCACTTTCATGCAGCTCTTCCGCTAAAGGGACAAAAACCTTTGCATCCAACCGACCACCAAACTCTGGGTGGGCTGTGTCAAATACTATGGACCTAGTGGCTGTACTAGCCCCCACAAAACCCTTACCTAGGTGAAAGTTTTTAGTCTCCAATATCATACCCGCTGCGGTTAGCTCCTTAACAAAGGACTTATAATCAATCCCGTTTTTATCAAAGTCATCACGCAGTCTGCTTACCGACACGTACATCCTGTTTGTATCAGGCTCAATCCGAATATATAAACTTCCTCGGGGTTCTAGCTGAGGTGCTTTAACTCTACCCGAACGCCTATCGTTGCCACTTTCTACTACCAAGGTGTGTATCAAGTTGCGGTTTATAAACTCCCCAATGTTGCCTGCGTTTGAATCAATCGGAGCCACGGTGTCATCACGCATACTGCTAAGTATAGGCGCAGTATTCTTATATATACGCCGCATATCAAAGTTAATAATCCCCAGCTCAGTAGCAATCATACCCGCAGTAATGTTCGCCGCAATAATGGCAGACCAGTTTCTTTCCCGCTGAGTAAGGTTGAGCTCGGAGTCTATCTTGCTTTGTACGGATTTAATGCGCTCTCTAACAGCGTCTATGTTGGCTATAACATGCTGCATGAATGGCACAATAGCGTGTCCGTAGTTCGCATTTAACTGGTGGTCAAACATCTCCTTGCCTTCTGCTGTGCTGACAATGCTAACGTCTTGGTACTCGATAACGAACTCGATGATACGCATTAGCTCCCCGTCTGGAATCCCCTTTAGGTGCTGTAGCTTCTGGTATAACGAAGAGTTAGAAGTAGTTAGCGTTATGGTTCTCCAAGTGGTCAGGTTTTTACGGTTGGCATTAATAGCCGCCTGCCCTCTCTCCTTACCCTTACCCTGTGAACAAGCGTAGGCAAACCTACCCACCTCCTTGTCTTCCATGTTAGTGAGCTCGTCCATAGTGTTTACTATGCTGTTAAAAACGCCCAGCTTGTTTATCCTACCAACCATTGTGTCGTCTGGGGTGCCTAGTAGATTCTCAGGGTCACCACATATACTGTTTGCCATACGCAGCACTGTAGTCTTTCCAGTACCTGCATGTTTATGCACTAGGTTAATCAACGCACCCTTCTGCCCTGTTAGTTTGAGTAAGGGGGCCCCGAAACCACTCAATGCCGCGAAGGCTTGCACCTCTAGTCCCGGCCTGTTGTAGATGTTAAACACCTCCTGCCACTTAGCGTATGAACCTTTCGGTGCGAAGTGCGGAGCGTATGACTCAGTTATGCTTGAAGCCGGTGAATGGTAGCAACCGTCCACAGTTATCTCGCGTTCTCCGACAATAAACTTGCTGTCATTGTCGGCCCATCCTAGTTGTACTCTCATAAGTTTTGCCCTGTTCATGTCCTGTGATTCTAAAAGTGCATTTATTACATAGTCAGTAAGCAGTTTGTGCTGTGCTCTGTGCCCTATGATGCCGTACTTAGCTAACCTCTGCTGGAGCTCTTTTTGCCCTAGGCAGTCAAACTTAATTGTGAACTCTCGTACCCCATTGTGTGCAGTATGCACCTTGAATACACCAACATCACCGTCTTCTGGATCAACCATAACTTGGTCTAGGTAAAAGTCGTAGCGATACACAAGCTCAACATCTTCCCCTCCTGTGTAGTAAACACCACCTTTCTCTCCTAGGGTGTACCCACTAGGGTACTTGTTAGCCTTAACGGCCTTGGCGGGCGCAAGAACCTTACCTAAACTTATAGGACTAGTAATCTTTCCCTTGTGGGGGCAACCTTCGCAACCCCCTTGGTTATTTTTCTCGAACTCTAGGCAAGAATGCGGTCCCTTAATGCCTACAATTTTCCGCTCCACTGCATTGTGGTTATAGTCTGGGTGGCCCTCTGAAAGTCTATGTATTGCTACATCCCCATCCTCACAAAACTTTGCTATAGATAGGGCATTGAACCAACGGGGCTCGGACAACGTAGCTCTGTTAAGCAAACAATCACGTAGCTGTAGACATGAATCCTTCTTAACTAGTATCCGTTTAAAACTATTGTCCGTGTTCTGGTCGAGTAACTTCTGGAGTACAGACAGTTCGCGCTTAGGCTTAACAGCATCCACTGCGTCTGAGGCGACCCCCAATATTTCTCGTAGGGCATCTGGTGTTACTCGGGTAGTGCTTGGGCGTAATACTTTTACTTCTCTTGCGGGTTGAGACTTCTGGTTAAAACTTCCCGGCACTCTCAATATACGCGAAACATCAAAAACGCGGGGGTCAGCACAGAACTTCTGGGTAACGCAAACCTGCTTCAATCGGTCAGCTATGGGCGACCACCTGTCCCTAGGGACTTCTTCGGTTAACGCCCAATAGGCATGTAGCCCATTACCAGAGTCTATTATTGCAGGGACAGGTAAACCTACAGTATCGCAAAACTTTTTTAAGGCCATACTAGCTGTAGCTTTATCTACATACCCTTTGGGTAACCCTGTAGACTCTTCTATCTCATTTGCCTTGGCTTCCCCACAGTCTATATCTACCCAGACGGCTTGGAGTGCTTCAGCGTTATCAGCAGTTCTGTTCTGATCTGTCTTAAACTTAGAGAGGGCGAAGTAGACATGTTTGTTTTGCTGTACAAACTGTTCAACTATTCTATCTACCTCTGCCCTATCTTGGGTAAGCCTAGTATCTAGTGGGCCACCCTCGTCCATACCAACCACACAGTAGAAGCCACCCGAGGGCACTACATAATCTATGAGGCTAAAAGCGTTCATCGTTGGCGGTACTCCGCTATCAGTTTAGTTATGGCACCGGTCATTCTATCGGAAGGTTCGCTAGACCCAGAAAACCAATTGTACACCGCCATCCGGCTTACCCCCAGCTCAAGGGAAACTTGAACCACCGGCACTTCTTTACGAATGCACAGACGGCCTAGCTTCACCCCGAGATTGGTTTTATCGGCTTCCTTATTGAGCCTAACGAGTCGTGTTGTATACCCGTAGCTCATTAGTCTCCCTCACTACCCCAGATATCAATGATTGATGCAATCTCCGCATCGTCGGCCGGAGTGGGTTCTGCGGCTTTCTTTGTACGCTTGACTGGCGCTTTTGCCGCGGCTTTCGTAGGTGCTGGGGAATCTGCAAATGGGTCTGCATCAAACTCGGCAACTGAGACAGCTTCTTTCTTAGCTACTGGGATTTCATCTGGCTCGTCAACCTCGTCAACCTCGTCAGGTTTGGCAAAAAAACTCTTTGCCGTGTCAGCAGTGAAGCCACCTTCCTCTTGGTCAAACGGTGAAGCAGGTTTGTACGGTAGGTATTTCGTAACTTGCACACCGCGTAAGCGTAGCGATACCCCTGTAGCCGCCATCTTATAAGGAATCATCTCTAGGGCTGCATTTACTGTGCTGCCTGTAGTAAGCATGAAGTCCTCCCCAAGGCGCTCGTTCTGGGCATCGAACTGAGCAGGGGAGTCGGTCGCCGTCCCACTGTATGCTGCTTTCAAAACTGCCTTGGCCAAAAAAGTGCCATCCTCTTGTTTCTTAAATGGCATCTCTAACGTAGTAGGCCAAGACTTATCACGCTTAGCGGCGTTCGTGTAAACCTCTTGCATAATGCTATAGAGCTCTTTGGCTTGGGTCTGTGTCATCAAGAAGTCCAGCTCATACTTCGCGCCGTCTTCTAGTGCATCACATGGAACGCTTTTGCCGTTCTTTCCCGCGGTGTTATCAAACCGGTAAGGCCGGTCTAGTCGTGGGTATCGGGCTTCTACGTTCTTGATTATGTGAGTTTGGTTAGCCATAAATAGTTCCTCGGTATCCTGTTCAAAAGGATTGGTTGAAAGGGATGCAGCTTTAATTAGCCTTTCCACTTTTGCTAGTTCTTCCTCGGCTAAAGGTCGAACTGGTTTAAAATAAACACTGTTGTATCCATTAGTCTCTTCAAAGTAAATCTCTGTTAAGACATGTTCTACTTCTTCTTTGTGCTGGGCCAAGTGTTCCACGTAGCTGCGTAAGCTGTACTGGTTAACCTTCTTAGAAAATAAGCTCTGTCCACTTAGTCTTAAGCTACAGATTATATTGGCTTCCGGTATTGCTAATGTAACTACGTTAAAAAACTTGCAGGGTGCGCCACTACTGTACCCACCCCTTCTAACGCTTTGCGAGCAGTCTAAACAACGGGCTGCTTGTGGCTCTGCGACTGCTGAACTAGGAAACTTTCCATCTGATGACCAACACACTTGCTGCTGGCTCTTGTAGTAATTCCTAGCTAATGCCCCTCTATCTGTTATTACTACTTCTATAGAGGGCAGAGTTTCTTTAGTGTCAGGGCGGATAAAGAACCCATCCTGAGACTGTAACTTCATCATGCCTTCGTGGGCTTGCGTACTGAGATAACAAACTTTCTGTTGATCTGAAGTCCCGCGGGGGACAGGTCAGGGTGCTCTTCTAAAAACTCTTTCATGCTGTTATTAGAAATTCTCTTCTCTAGTAGGTGTAGGGCATCATGCTCTTTGATAAAGTGGTGCATCTGCTCCCAATCACTAGTCCAATAGTTTGCCTGTACTCTTCTTGTCACCGTACCTGTGTTTGACTTAACACTGTCTAACCCTTGCTCATCACATAGGGCTAAGAGGTTTTCGGTAATTACTTCTTGCTGCGATTTTATGTCCTTAATCTCGTCTTCTTTAACTTTAATAGCCTCACGCATCTTAATGAATATAGCGGTAAGCTGGGCGGCTGTTTTCATATTTTACTCCTTAGTGGGGGGAAGAGTTTAACACCTAATTTTACATTGTCAAGCGTCTAACTCCTGTCTGTATAAATCAATTATTTTGCTGTGGTTACTGATGTTAGCGCGAAGCATATTATACAGTCGGCCTTCAACTTCACTCCCTGTGATATGCACAATAGTCATAGGGTTATGCTGGCCGGGTCTATCTATCCGAGCGTTAGCTTGCAGGTAAGTCTCTACGCTAGTAACTGGAGCGTACCAGATAATGGTGTTGGCCGCCGTTAGAGTAAGTCCATGCGAGGCTGCTTGTGGCTGGATAATAAGCACCTGCGTAGTATCTTTGTCTTGGAAGTCTTTAATTATCTGGTGCCGCCGGTTCACCGTTACCTTGCCCGATATAACATCGCAGGTCACTTTCTTCTTGGTCAGGAAGTCTTGCAACAAGTTTATCGTATGCGTAAAGGGCACAAATACTAGCACCTTATGTGAGGATTCTTTTATCACTTCCAACACGACTTGCAGCCTATTGCTAACGTCGAATTCTATAACCTCTTTAGTGTCCGTGTAGACCGCACCTCCTGATATCTGGAGTAGTTTATTTATATTAGTCGCTGCGTTTACTGAAGTAACCTGCTCTCCCCCCGCCTCCATTGTCATCTGCTTTTTGAGTAACGTGTAGTACTTAAACTGTTGGGGCGTTAGTGCTGCATATCTTTCTACTGAAGTAACCGGAGGTAAGTCTAAGCACTGATCTTTCTCAAAACGAATAGCGGGTTGTAGCGCGTTGTGTACTACTTTGTCGGCTTCAGGTTTCGGGGCCCACTTAAACTGCGTAACTCTATAGAGAACCTTATCCCTAAACTGCCCAAAGTATCTCGGAACGTTATCAGGGCTAACTAACCTAGCTAGACCAAACGCATCAACAGGGGACTGTGCCGCTGGCGTACCAGTAAGCATCCAAAGCCAAGGGATACCTATGCACAAATCCCTGAGTATTTTCCACCGGTCGGTCTGAGCGTTCTTGTAAGCACTAGCCTCATCCACAACAATCATGTCAAAACCCCCGTTAAGTATCTCCTCTTTAACAACCGCAACTCCGTCAAAGTTTATGATAACGAACTCAGAACCCGCAGCAATTATCTTCCTGCGTTGGGGTGCGGCTCCATGCGCCACTGAACAACTGCGGTGCATAGCGAACTTAAAAAGGTCTTCCTGCCAAGCTGATTTCATAATGGATAACGGGCAAATAACTAACACTCTTTTTATCTGGCCTATTTTCATTAGGTAATCCGCTGCCCATATAACTGAGGCTGTCTTACCTGTGCCCTGCTCGTTAAAGCAAAAGGCTTTTTTATGTAGCGTAAGGAAAGCAGACGTTTCTTTCTGGTGGGCGAAGGGGGTAAACCGACCTGTCCACGTATAGTCCCGTGTTATGGGGGAAGGGGCATCATGTTTTAAAGTAGTAAGTACCTGTGCCTCTAGCATATTCCAAGGTAGGGCCACGGTGTAAACCCCGTCTACCTCAGAGATAATTTTATGCTTCTTCAACCGCTCCGTAATTAGATGCGGTTGGGTCGTAGTTAAGACCATAGCCCTATCCTTAACTATTCTCATACAGTTTTCTTACCTTTCTTCTTACCTTTCTTCATTGCTCCGCTACTGGTGCGTGCATAGGAAGAGTTTTCCGCTTCAGTCTTAACCGACAGGTTGCTGCGGTCATTACCCCCACCTTGTGATAGGGGAGTCTTGTGGTTGACATGCTTCCCATCCCCCTTGGATACCTTACCCTCGGCCGTCAGTTTGGTACGGGCGGCATTCCGTTTAGCGCGGTTTTTCTTTTGTTCAGTAGTGCCTTGGTACTTGGCATACTCTGCTTTGTAATCTCTTGGTGCTTTAGTAGTCATTATCGTTCCTTATGGTGTTCACATTTAGTTACCGGACACCAACCACATAAGGGGGTGGATACCGCATTCCATACTCCTGATTCTTCAGCAACTCTAAGGCGTTCAAGGTCGGGGTGGAACCCAGCAAAATAAGAGTTAAGTAACTCTCGACTATGCTCCTTGCGAATGAACTCGTTGCTTACCACATAAATTAGTGCTGACTTGATTGTGTTCACTTCAGGGAAGTGGGTGAACGTGGCTGCGGCTAAGGCATCTAGCTGGGCAGTATCCGCGTACTTCGCATTCTTTCCCGTCTTGTAATCTATGAGGTATGCCTTCTCCCCGTCTACAATAACTAGGTCGGCTATGCCCCGCCACCAAACATCTTTATCAAAGAACTTGCATGGGCCTAGGTCTGTGCCATCGTAGGTAAGGCCATACTTAAGCTCACAATGCTTCTCGCCGGGTATGTTTTTAAGGGAGGTTAACATCTTAGTTATGAAGTCAAACTTCTTAGGTATCTCTTCCCCATTCTTTATGTGTAGCTCCGCAGCTTTGTGCAGCTCGTTACCATAGCTCATTGCTAGGCTGCCTTTATCTTTAACGTCTTTAGCCACCTTAAGGTGATAGTACTTCTTTGGGCACTGTTTAAATGTACTTAAGCTACTGTAAGACCATGCAGTGGGCATAGTTAATCTCCTAGGTGGTTAGTTGCCACATGCACGCCGCAAGGGCAAACATGCTAATTACCGCTATGGCAGTCAAAACGGAAACTTTGTGTTGTAACTGCCTGTTTTCCCTACTCACTTCCGAAACACGCATATTAAGCGTATTGAGTTCTTTATGGGCAAGGCAAAGTACTTCATCGTGCAGCTCCGTAAGTCTTCTCCAGTTATCAGTCGGCATTCTATTACCCCTTAGTGCTAGGGTCATGGTGGAGTTTCTTCTCATATATAGTGGCCTTCTTACCTACATAAGTAGACTCCCCGTGAGCGTGCTGACTTATAATACCACCAGTGTTGAGGTAAGTTTTTATGTCCTCAGCAAGGGCCTCTCTTTCAGCGTCTTTAAGAAATTCTTTTGTGGGCTTCATTATTTAACTCCGTGTATTTCAATTAACAGGTCAATACAGTGTTTGGCTTTCCCTAAGTCTTCTAACGGGTTGCCCTTGTTCTTCCATCGAGAGATGTATTTAACTACGTTACCCTCTAGTAAACTTAAGCCATTCTTCTCGGCGTACTCCGCCGGTTGGATAGCCATATTTTTATAGTGCGTCCCCCCTGTCTGTCTGCTGAGTGCGTTAGCCTCTGCGTCACTTCTCCTCCAATCCTCCAACATAGCTTGATTTCTTAGCTCGTCCAGTTGCTCCGCGGTCATCGGTTTCTTTGCCACTTTTGGTATCGTTGCGTAAATCATCTGTGTTCCCCTTAGTTTTGTTAAAGATTTTATCCCAGTTGCTGCTTGCTCCAGCAGATTCCATATCTATTTTTAGCTTCGTAAACTCGCCGTACTTCTCTCTAGTGCCTACATTTATTGATTTACCTGAGTCGTCTTCTATTTCAACAAACTCGACATTAGGCCCTTCTCCCTTCAAAATAATATTAATCATCGCTCTCTACCTCCAGCAATTCAGGGTTCTCGTGGATGTTGCTGATTACCTCAATTGACTCCAGCGAAAAGTGATACATCTCTGTCGGATAGTCTTTAACATATGGCGATGTCGCGCACCAAGCGCCTTCGACAAACTCAACCTGAAAGTTTAGTGGGTTATGGTTCTCAGACTTAAAAATATCCCCCTCGTAAATCTCAGCGCCGCTCTTGTCCTTGAGTCCGGTGTATTGAATTACCCGCTCATCTGTTAGTGATTTTATTACCCCCAAACCCTTCTCATTGGTAAAGTCCAATAAAATGTGCGGCAAAGTAAACGGTTTTGAAAGCGCCCCCAATGATTCACTCCATGCTCTAAACTTGATTTCTCTCATGTTACAGCCTCGTATGTTTTGTCAAAAATGTCTGGTTTGCAGGGGTAGAACTCGCCGCTAACGCCTTTAATTATCCAATCTCCCAGCCTAGCCGTCATGTCTCCTTCAAGGGTTTGTATTTTTAATGTAGGCTCGCCGGAATCATCAAACCCGCACGCTGCGCTGCACCTGACAAAATTTAAACATTGATCTTTGCTTTCTTCAGTAAACTGCATAGCGCCAATTACTACTGGCTTCTTTCTATATTTCATCGTCCATCCCCCCGCTGTCGGCCAACCGCTGTTGCCTTTCCTCCTCAATATCGAAGGGGTCCACCCTAGACCATTCTAGGGTGTCTAAGTACTCATCTAACTTAATGTACTGTGGGTCTTTGCCCTGTATCGTAAGCATCGCCATCATCCCCGCTGTCTTCGTGAAGTTCATCAGCATCATCATCATCATCTTCACCTAATAAGTCCCAAGTCTCAGATATGATAGCCAAAAGCATGTTTTTATCCACGCCTGCCCTAAACGCTAACTTAACAACGAGTATACCAAGAGTCGTTAAAGCAACTGCAACCCGCTTACCCTCGGCAATATCTTTATTGTTATTTAACTCGTCACTAATAACTTCGATCAGTCTACTTTCTAATCTTTTAATGCTGTTATGTTCTCGGTCATCCATAAAAATTATCCTTAGTTTGTGTTAGGTGGGGTGCGTACTCACAGTAATCATTAACTCCCCCAATTCAGAGCCTTTGCTTCCTGCTTGTACGACTAGCGTAGCGTGCTTACACGGTATGGACAAAGCCTAAGAGTCCTAAGGTTTGGCCTTTCTATACTGCGGGTGTTTTCCATGATCTGCCCACCGCCCGCTGGGACAGGGACTGCCTATTTACTACAGCAGTCCACTTCTACTAACAGCTACCGTAGGACTCCCCGTACCCGCCTTCACAATCAAGCGGTAGATCAGGGGCCCAAGCCGGTCTAATCTTCATAAGTTCTTCGACGCGCTGCATTGCTTTAACAACACCTACTGTTGGGGCAAGTGCTCCTATCGCATCGTGAACAGTCATAACAACTTTATATTCCTTAGAGACTGCAAGCAACTGCTCGCCAATGACAATCCGGGAAAGTGCTTGGCATACATTCTCTATAACCTTACCACCGTATATCCTAGTTGGCACTAAGGTGCGACCCTTGAGGGTATCGTATAGGGTTTCTGATTCCCCCTCCTCGTCTACTTCCACCCGCAGGTTTGGGTAACTTACATAAAGGCCATTGGGTAACAGTATACCGTCTTCACCATCTGCCAGCAGAGCGCCGTTGCATCCAAGACCAACCACCTTATCTAGCTGCATAGCCTTGAGTGCATTGCCTGCTTCTTTCCATAGCTTTGTAATCGCAGTGTAGGTTGCTCGGTATACTTTTATAATTCGTTCGCATTCTTCTATGGGTAACTTAACATTAAATTGCCCCAACTGTGCTTGGAAGCGAACTGGACCCATGCCGTAGCCACAGTTGTGCACTATTAATGGCCCCTCATCCGTCCCTATTGTGAAGCGATTGTTCGGCCCTGCGTAGGCGAGATCGAAGGTCTGCAATAGTCGCGGTAAGTTTGATGACGCTGCGCCGGTTAGACATGTTTTCACTCCTAGTGGTGAACCGTATGTTGTTGGGCTCGTACCCCTTGTCATTATCAATCCTATCCATCTCAAGAGCGGGTACATCCCACCCGTCAAGCGTTTGTACGTAGCTAAGGAACTCACTCCGGTTCTCTCTCCACCCTGCGTATACTTGTATGCCCCGCCCCCCATAACTTTTATACTGCTTGTTGCTGATGGTATGGCACCTTCCGATAGCGGATGATAGCCTGTTGAGTAGGCGTTCGCGGTGCTCGTTGTCTGGTAAGACCTCTGCATACCCCCAATAAAGTTTACGAGTGCGGTTGGCACTTTTTTTAGCACATAAATCACACCGCGTACTACTGAAGTTTTTGAAGTTATGGGTATCAATAGTGTGTTCCCCACCGCCACAGCCGCAACTAACAATGAGGGCGTTAAACCCACCCCGCGTGCCCTTGATGTAGCCCGTGACGGTAAGTTTGCCGCTCCGGTGTCCAATGCTAGGGACCGGATATTTACGTCTTGCACCACTGATGCGGTCTCCTTCCACTTGGTCCCGCACAACACTCGATGATCTGGTGTCAACCAACTCCCGCAAATGTTCACGGTTTCTTTTAAGCCTTTCTCCACTAATCCTTGGTGGCATATCCAATTCTCCCCATCCCAAAGTTTATCTTCTACAGAAACCTGTTCAATCGGCTTCCATCCTGAATCACAGAGTACTGGAGTTCCCTCGGAAATACAACCTAGTATAGTCTGCTTGCCTACAAACCGCTCGCCCTTGGTTATGTCAGCTACATCCTTACCATATATACTTGCGGCCATAATCTTGTACACATCATCTCCACGGGCAAACGCTTCTACTAGGCTGTCCTCCCCTGCTAACCATGCAAGCATCCTTGCCTCGATCTGAGACAAATCACAGTCAATAAATGAGAAGCCCTCGGGAGCACATATTGCATATTTTAGCTTAGAGCCGCGTGTTAGATTCTGCATATTTATCTTGTCGAACCCGCCCCACCTACCCGTATGTGCCGCGTAGTATTTTAGTGGAACGGGCAGTTGTCCTCGGCTTGCAATACCTATAAAACGTGCAGTCCGTGTTTCTTCTAGGGTTGACTTGACCCCTAACCTTGCAGCGACCAATGCTTGGACTTCAGGGTTCTCATGCTCGGCTAACTTCTTGAACGCTTCATCTGTCTTAGCAAACGCAAACGCTTCCTTCCCTGTAGTAAGGCTTATCTTGGTCGGTGGTACTACACCATAGCTTTCTAGTAAGGCAGCAAACTGCGGGTTGCTTGTTAGTTGTTTCCGGTCGTGAGTCACCCTCGCCATGAGTGCTGCTTTATCTTCAACTAGGGTAGCCAAGTGCTCCTCTAGTATCTCCTTATCAAGCACCAATGCCGGTTCGGTAAACATACGCATGGTTAGGTCAATCAAGTCCAGCTCAAATATAGGCACTCTCTTGATTAGCACTTTAAACAGTTTGTAGGTCAGGTCCACATCTTGTATGCAATACCCACCGTAGGCGTGCATCTCTTCTTCCGTGAAGTCTAGCCTACGCTTACCAAGGGCATCGTTAACCTCTGTGCCTTTCTTGCCTAGGTTGTAGTAAGTAGCCAGCGCGGATAGGCTACCACCAACTTCTATAGTGTGAATCGCTCGCGCCATAGACAGCGTATCTACAATTTTCTTAGGGCGAATGTCGAAGTGCCAATTAAGTATAGCCATGTCGAACATCGCATTGTGTGCAACAGCTACACTGTTCTCCCAATCAAAGCCATCCAGAAAGGCTTGCACCTTTTGCTTAGGGCCGGTACACCACACAGTCTCACCATGATAGTTCGCTCTCGAAGTTTTAACCGCAACACCAATGACCTCAAACTTATCGGCGCGTATGTATTCTTCTAGGGTAAACTTTCTTAGGCCATAGTCTTTTGCGTAGTAGGTTTCAAAGTCTATCGTGAGTATGTCCATGCTACCTACTCTCCCATTGCCCATTCATGCCTTTTCTGTAACGCTGCTGTGCGCGGCTATCGGCTCTGAGTACGTCTTGCATATCACTCATCTCTTTTAGCTTTACAGCCCGTTCGCGTGGGGTTAAGGGGTCTAGTGCTGCCAGTGGGCGTGTCTGGTCGGAGTTATAGGCTTCAGTGTAAACATCTGCTTGGGTATCCTCTGTTTGGGTATCCTCTGCCCCCAGTAAGTGCTTCATTACTTCTACATCAAACGCTTCGCGCTGTATTTTATTGTAAGCCGCCTCTAACTTACTGCGCTGGTTCTCGGTTATGAAACCCTTACTCTTGTCGGGCGTAAGCAGTATTCGTGCAAAACCGTGCCAGTGTGTACCCCAATCTATGGCCCCAACTAGCCCACGCGAACGGGCTGTAGATGCCTCAACTGCGAAGTCCTCGGGGTGTGTGTCCATACGGTGCATTACCATTTCGTATCCAGTGTCAGTCATTTAGTGCTTCCTCTAGTGTTTGTAGGTTGTGCTCATTTATTATTAACGCTATACCTCCTGCATCTGTTATAGCTTTTAGTTCCCTGTCTTGTAGTGCGGTAGTTGTATTACTACCAGCCTTACATTCAATGCCAAAGAACTTACCTCTGTAGCAGCAGACTACATCTGGTACGCCTGATCTACCCATACCAAAAGTAGCGGGGAAGAAGTAATAGGCGCTGTATGCCTTAAGCATTTTTACTACTTGGTCTTTAACTTTTTTCTCTGGGGTACTCATTATTAAATTGTATCCTTATAGGTTTACTTTGTAAACAACCAGTTCTACCACTTCCGCTTCATTAAACTTAAGCTGCTCTCGTCAATAGTATTAGCTGATAACGACTCGTAGTGCTGCTTCTGGTACGGTCGGTATGGTCGAACGGGGTTATCTACACGTTTCCTGCCTACAATGCCTTTGAAACGTATATTGTTCTTCCTAGCGAGAGTTGATACAGACCCCTTTGGTATGTCTAGGGAAAGGCTTGCCTCCCGTATTGTCGTACCTAAATCTGCTAACCCTGCGACAAGCATAATAGTTTCTTCTGTGTACTTAGTCACGATACCCCCTTATTTATTTTAGCCTCAGATACTTTCAAGTTTTTAAATATGTAATTATTGGGGTCTCCATCAATATGCCTAATTGTGCTAGGCGGAGGAGAACCGTTCATGTAAACCCATGCTAATTTATTTAGGCTGTAACAGATTCCGTGCAGCTTAATGTTGTGGTTTACGAGATTTTTTACAACCCCCAACCCATAGCGGCCACCAGATGACCTTTGTATTCTTATAAATTGCCCCGTGAAAGGGTTGTAGTGGAGATATCTTTTTATCCAATGCTTGTTGGGGTACTTGATGGGGGCTGTCATTTCTTATCACCTATAGGGTTAATGGCTATTCTTGCGTTTTAATTTCCAATACTCTGCTTTCGGTTACGCAAGAAACTCTTAGCCAATCCTCTGCTTTGGCTTCAGCCCTTTGACTTGTTCCGCGCACGTTTCCTATAATCCAAGATGAGCATCTTTTGGTTTTATACTGCACTAAAAAATATCCCATTACTTATCACCTATAGGGTTAATTACCAAAACGGGACAATCGGGTTCGTGTGAAACAAAATCAAAATCCATGTCTTCGCACCAGCAAACAACCTTTCCCCCGTTACATATTTTCTTAGCAGCCACTTCCACAGCGAGTAGGCGGGCTAGCTCAGCGTCTTTGTCTGCTATCGCGGCTTGGAGGGTTTTGTTATTTCCTCTCAGTTCATCCAGATCGTCTTTTAGCCGAGCTAGAAAAAGCTCAATATCAGCTTGCTCAGCAGAAACTAAAGTCGCAGTGTGCTCGCCAAATTTATTCCAACACGCGGAAATAAACTGTATTACTTCTTCTTCACTGGTTGTCTTTGTGTACTTATCTTCGTTAACTAGCATCATGTTCTCCGTAGTGGGTGACCGACCGTTATGTGACTTTTGTTCCATTAAGTAGGCCAGCTCGGCTTTATATTTACACAGCTCTTTGATGTTGCTGAACTCACGAGTCCCGTTTGTGTAGTGGTTGACGCTTCCTACGTCTAACCCGCACCAGTACTCCAAGTCAAGGAGGTAGGCGTTCAAGTAAATTCTTAGCTTGTCATTCATAAGTCCGTACCTCGGATTCAGTTTCGATCCAGACCTTAGCGCCACAGCTTAGCGGCTTGTCTGGGCTATAGATTATTGTGCTGGGGCCATTAACCTCAACACGGTTACACTTAATGTTTTCCTTGTAAGTCTTTACAGTAAGTACAGGGAGGTCAGCCCCCTTGTTAAGAATAGCAGCACCTTTGGCGTTTGCACGAATGTTGTGCTGGTTCACATGGATTCTAGTCTTCATGGTAATCCCCTTTTTCCAACGCTTTCTCGTAATAGCTAACTAACACTTTACGCATCTCTAGTGTGTACTGTGAGTGCGTCTTAAAGAACGCGAGCACTTCTTCAGGGAGGCGCATGTTTACGTGGATCATTGCAGGCTTGACGGCCTTACCTCTGCGAGGTTTGTCATTTGCTTCTTGGGTCATAGGTTTCTCCGGCTTACCAGTCATAGGTTTTAATAATAGCTGCAACTTCTTGCTGCACTTCTTTGCGTAGGGAGGCAGACTCCTTAAACATCTCGGGAGTGCGGCCCTCCATCATTGCTTCCAGCTTGGCGCACGCCGCGTCTATCTTTGGGTTGTTGTTTATGTTCATGGCCTTTGCCCACCTACAGTTCTGTAGCTGCGTAGTAACAAAAGATGGGTGAAACCTGCTGCCCTTACCTCGCACAAAGTGTTCCGCGTCTGTACATTTTTCCATCAAGGTAGTCAGCTCTGATAGTAGTCGGGTGTCATTTTCCTTAGCCGCGTCTTGGACACGGCGCTCCACCTCGTCATCACATGACTTGATAACTTCCGCTAACTCCTCCTTGGGTAAGTCTATGCACAGATGACCAGACTCCGGCACTGGTGAAACGGTAAAGTTCCATGTGTACTTACTCATCACCTCTGCTACGGATGGGTAGTCTGCTGCATTGAACACATCTCCTCTAAGCATCTCGGCCTTGTCTAAGTACTGCTCATACCTGTGCTCATAGTCACGCACTAAACCCTCGAAGTTGGCACGCATAGCGTTATGCTCTTGCTTATACTCCATGAACATTCGGGTAGAACATAGACGGAACCCGCGCTCATCCCAAGGTAGTGTACGTGCGGCGTGCCAGTGACGTACCTTGGCAGCGAAATTCTGAATCTCTTTGTGGTCATGCGAACCGACCATCAGGTTGTCGTACAGGCTCATGGCTGAAGGGTCAGCATTCTTGATTGCTGCTACCTCGCGCTCCACTGTCTTGTTGCGCTTACGCGCTGCCCATACGCCGATGTTAAGTTTTACTAATACTGCGCTGCTCGCTAGTCTGCTCATTATGTACTCTCCGATGACCCTAGAATGTCTAGGGTGAATTAAGTGATGTTGACCGTTCGGCCAATTGGTGCAGTTATTTTAACATTGTTTACGATTGCCCATAGTACGGGCACAGTCCACTTGCCCCAGTTGCGTATCTCACCATCAGTAAGAACTACTACGCAATCCGCCTTGATGCCGTTAGCCTTTAGGTATTCTGGAACGCATGAGGGGGAAGTACCTCCACCACCTCTTACATTACGTACCGCTGGGGCCTTGGCTAGGGTGTCGCTAGTGTAGACCTCATGGCTACCTACCTGCCCATCCCAATCTATAACGTGAACCTTATCTACGCTTAGTTGGCGCACAAGGTTGACCATCTCTGAAGTTACCTTAGTAAGCCTATCGTCCATGTGCATAGAGCCAGACGCATCGCGGGCCAGCACTATTTCTTTTATACCCTTACCTACTAGGCTAGGCATAATCATGTCCATGTGTAAGAACCTACGGTTAGGTCTGCGCCATGATGACTGGGTTTTCTTCCTACATGTTGAGTTCATAAAGGCCCGCAACTGTACGCGCCAATCTATTTTGGGTGTGACTAACTGGCCTAGCCCTAGCGAATCAGTGAGCGAGCCTTCCCCCATCTTGTGTCCAGAGTGTATGCCTTGGCGTATGGCTTGCGTTATCTCTTCGCCTAACTTTGCTAATTCTTCCGTACCTATAGCCTCTGCCTCATCCCACTTATGGTCGTCAAACCCATTTGGCGCGTCACTAGTAGCACGCTCATTTTCTTCTTGCTTATCCTCATTCTTGGCATCTTCTTCGAGCGCCTTGTATATACGGGTAACCGTCCAGTCGTGGTACTTAGGGTCATATAGACCCATTGGCTTGTTGTCTATATCTGTGGGCATCTGGATAAGTTTGCCTGTCGGATCAGCCATGACTAGCTTGGAATTGATCCAGTAGTCCGTAGCTTGGTTAGAGCGGGCAGCATTTTTCTTGGCCAGCGTTTTGTAGACAATTAGGTGCATAGCCGCTTTGTGCATCCACTCATGCACCATGATGAACCCTACGCCTAGGTCACCGTTGCCTATCTTGGTACATAGAAACTCTGGGTTGTAGTAGCAGTCTCTCCCGTTAGTAGCTGCTATAGGTACATCAGTGGTTAGTATTGTGCTGCCGTGCATAGCGACACCACCCAATAAGCCAAACTCCTCGGAACGCATGAGCTTGATCTTGATTGCCTTAAGCCTTCTTTCAAAATCCATAGTCTTGTCCTCGTGTGTGTGGGCTTACCCTAGTAGGTCTTGGTTCTCTACCATCCATTTGGCAAAGGATCGGTTGCGGAACATAAACTTTTGCTTATCTTTTTCCTTGGCTAGACAGACGGAAAATATGACTTGGAATTCCTCATCCATGCGCCCAAGGTATTTTAGAATGTTATCAAAATTCTCCGCGTTGGCGCGTGATAGTAAGCCAAACGTGAGGACCGCGCGGCCACCGGCATCAGGCGGAACAGTAGCCGTCATGGGTGTTTGCTCAATAGACTTTATTGAAGGCAGTGAGTCTTGGTACTTAAGAAACGACACAATAGAGTGAGCGAACGGCGCACCCGCTATGCCTGTAAGCGCGGCCTGTAGTAGCCCATGCCCATTCCTATCTTGGTATATGTCGCGCTGCTTAATCACCTTGCTTGCTATTGCTAGTGTGCGTGGAGATACCACGTTGTCATCAGGGTTTGCTGGGTTGAAATTGAACTCGTTAACCATGCCATCTACATAGGACGCTAAGCACTGGGGATAGCGGTCTACCCATGCCATAACTAGCGGGTCAATACCATTTTGCGCTGCCCAGATAAGCCAAGCCTTAGCCGTAGGTTTCGTCAAGTGTATCTCTGCTATGCGCTGTCGTGTGTGTTGCTCTAAGCCATCACCTACGCCGTCGGTATCTAGGTTGCCCGTCATAAAGACTATGCTTCCTTCAGGGAGCGGAACATCACCTAGTCGTGGATTATTTATTTCCAGCATAGGGTGAAGCATATTCTTTACGGCATCAGCACCTTTTGTGAACTCATCTAGGCATATTATTACCGGCTTGCCCTCGGTCAACCTAAAGCGAGAGTTCGGGTAATAGCGGGTAACTTGGGAGTCGTGGTCTATGACAGGCATCGCCGCGTCACCTATATCCAAGTTGGGTACATCTACCATAGACAGTAGATAGCCTGTCTGTTCTTGCAATGCTAAGGCTAGGGCAGTCTTACCAACTCCCGGTTCTCCGCGAACCATGAACCGTACATCAGGGTTATTCTTGATTAGCAGCACCGCTTGATCGTGTGTTACGGATACGTTTGCATTTACTATTGAGGTTGTAGTCATGTTGTTGCTCTCTTAGGTTCACCCTAGAATGTCTAGGGTGTTTAGTTGGGTTTGTTGTTAGTGGAGGTATATAGTACCACGTTTAAATATTAATGTTCCTTGGCTACAACATCCACCGAGATGTGTTGGCAAACTGCGAATTGTAGTAGCGCTCATTTGCAGACGCTTTAGAGCTGAAGTCTGTCATTACCCTGCGCTCTATTAACTCCGCTGCCTTTGTAAACTTAATGGCATCAACTATGTTTATCTTAATAGAGGACAGGGAAAAACTCTTATCTCTGGAATCATAAGCTCGGGCAAGTAATAGCTCCGCCATGTCAGCCCATTTATCCTCGTCACCTATAGCCTCATACACCTCTAACATAGTGGTACTGCTGTACGCCCCTGCTCGGTTGTAGTTATCCTGCGAGCCAAGGACTGAAACCATGCTAGTGCAGAAATCCATAAACGGTTTGGCCCTACGGCGCTCGATGGTCATCGGCTTGTGTCTAAGGTAGTAGCAGTAGGGTGTGGTCGGTTCGTGTACTACCCATACTCCAGACTCTTGGTACAACTTTATTGGACCATCCCCTTGAATCTTTGACAGGTTATCCCCGCCGGTAACCATAGCTTCGCCGCGGTGGCTGGATGCGTACACACCGCGCGGCATTACTTTAGAAGCGAAGGCATTAGTAGACACGGTGTTGTAGCCACAACTATTATAGTGAATCTCCCCGTTAGACAGGTATACCACCACGTTGGAGCTATGCAGCATACACCCTACGGCTGGGTACTCTATACCGTCTATGCCTGTGGCTCGGGTGAGGTTGATCGTGAACTGTTGCTTGCTGCGCTGCTCCAAAGGTCTTACGTTGTTGCTACCACAAATTGGCGTGATGCTCTCGTACTTAGAGAGCGCGACTATATAGCTACCAAGGGTTGGTACGTTTGTTACATCTACTGAAAACATATTATTTACTCTCTTGGGTTTACCCTAGAATGTCTAGGGTGATTAATGGGTTGTACTATGCTCATGCTTTCTTACGGTGCGAATCAATTGCGTCAGCCGCAATGATAGTTCCTCTTGCTCCTTACGCTTTACGCTGATCGACTTCTTAAGCTCTAAGATTCTCTTGCGCTTGGCGGGGGGAATTTTGTCGTTAGCTTTACTCATGCTTTGGCCCCTAATGAATCGAGTATTGCTTGTGCATAGTCTAGTATGCGTAAGGTTTCCGCTTGCTTATCACTGTCGTTATAGTCAAGGGTGTGCGCCCTATAGGCACCGATGCTTAAGTACCTGCACCCCGCCTTAATCATCCAGCCCGTTGAGTCAAGAACTAATAAAAACGGATACCCATCCGATCTTTGCGGGAGCATGTATAACCCCTTCGCTCCTGTGGAGGTAACCCATCGCAAGTTAGCATCGGTCAAGTCAGCACCGGTCAAGTTAGCACCGGTCAAGTCAGCACCGGCCAAGTTAGCACCGGCCAAGTTAGCACCGGCCAAGTCAGCACCGGCCAAGTAAGCACCGGCCAAGTTAGCACCGGCCAAGTTAGCACCGGCCAAGTTAGCACCGGTCAAGTCAGCACCGGTCAAGTTAGCACCGGTCAAGTTAGCACCGGCCAAGTCAGCACCGGACAAGTTAG